CTGAAACGTTCTCTCCCTGAGACAATTCGAACAGTGCCAGACTCACCATTTAATAAACCTGATACGCTTGATTTCGATGCAAAATGATACGGAAATAAAACAGACCCAACGAGGGGTCGGGTTAATTGGCAGCACTGAGCCTAGAATCCACACGCCTTTACTAAAAGGTAATAGCAAAGCGCAACAGGTTGCAGATCTAGCTGAGAAAATTGGGATGCCGTTAATTCCCTGGCAACGTTGGGTGCTAGAAGATTTGTTATCTGTAGATGATGCAGATATGTGGGTGAAGAAGACTGGTCTTATTCTTGTAAGTCGACAATCAGGAAAGACTCACCTAGCTAGGATGCTTATACTGTCACATTTATTCTTATGGGGTAGTAAGAATGTGTTGGGCATGTCCTCTAATCGCAACATGGCACTAGATACATTTAGAAACGTTGCATTTACTATAGAAGATAATCAATTTTTAAAAGATCAAGTAAGGCAGATACGCCTGGCTAATGGTCAAGAATCTATAACCTTACTTAATGGCGCTAGGTATGAAATTGCAGCAGCTACTAGAGATGCACCCCGTGGTAAAACAGCGGACTTCTTATATCTTGATGAATTACGTGAATGGTCAGAGGAAGCGTTTACAGCTGCATTACCAGTAACACGTGCAAGACCTAACTCAATGACTTTAATGACAAGTAATGCTGGTGATGGTTTTAGTACAGTGCTAAATGATTTGCGTGAACGATCTTTGTCTTATCCGCCAATAACTTTAGGTTATTACGAATGGTCAGCGCCACAGCATTGTAAAATACATGATCGCAAAGCCTGGGCTATGGCCAACCCCGCCCTCGGATATTTAGTGACAGAGCAAACCCTAGAAGAAGCTGTAAACACAAACAGCATAGAGGCAACACGTACTGAGATGTTATGCCAATGGATAGATAGCACTGTCAGCCCCTGGGTATATGGATCTATTGAGGCGTGCAGCGATAGCAGCTTAGAGATACCTGTCGGGCCACAGACAATTATGGCATTTGATATTGCACCTACTAGAAGATCAGGTGCTTTGGTTATGGGTCAGGTTAAAGATGGCAAGATAGCAGTTGGATTAGCGCAGCTGTGGCATAGCGATATTGCAATAGATGAAATTAAAATGGCTAGTGATATAAACGAATGGGCACGTAAGTACCATCCACACACCATCTGCTATGACAAGTACGCCACGCAAACTATTGCTACTAGATTAGAGCAAAGCGGATGGCGAATGGTTGATGTATCAGGGCAAGCGTTTTACCAGGCGTGCTCAGACCTTGCCGATGGCCTAGCCAATAATCGAGTAGTCCATTCAGGTCAGGCAGAGCTAGTACAGCATTTAAATAATTGTGCTGCTAAGACTAACGATGCAGGCTGGCGCATAATACGTAGAAAATCGGCTGGCGATGTTACAGCTGCCATATCACTTGCCATGGTTGTAAGTCAATTAACTAAACCTCAACAAACTGCGCAAATCTTTGTCTAACTTGCACCAATAGTCCGATTTATGGTATAAAGTATACATATGGGTCTATTGTCTGCTTTGGGTATAAACAAAAAAACTGAAACTGTCCAAGCGCAATACGCCCCTGCCATTATGGACACAGCTTATGGTTATGGTTCATTTACAACTGGTGTCGGTAATTTCCCTGGTGGATTAGATCGCAACTTTGCTATGCAAGTACCAACAGTAAGCCGTTGCAGAAACTTAATAGCTGGTGTAATTTCATACCTGCCATTAAAACTTTACAAAAAGTCTAATGGTGAGGAGTTGGGGAACCCTCTTTGGCTAGATCAACCAGACTATCGGCAACCAAGATCCGTCACGATAAGTTGGACTGTCGATAGTTTGATTTTCTATAATTGCGCTTACTGGCGTATTACGGAATTGTATGCAGACGATTTGCGACCATCAAGATTCGAATGGATCGCCAATAATCGAGTTACATTTACCACTAATAAATTTGGCACAGAAATAGAAGAATACTTTGTCGATGGCATAAGAGCGCCTATGTCTGGCATTGGAAGTCTTATCACTTTCCAGGGATTAACTGGCGGCGGAGTTTTGCAAACCGCTGCACGCACAATACAAAGCGCATTAGATTTAGAAAAAGCCGCAGCTATATCTGCACAAACTCCTATGCCAAGTGGTTACATTAAAAACACTGGCGCAGATTTACCAGAACAACAAGTATCAGGATTATTAGCACAATGGAAGCAAAGCCGACAAAACAGATCTACAGCATATTTAACTTCTACTTTATCTTATGAAACTACAGGATTTTCACCAAAGGAAATGGCTTACGTAGAAAGCATCCAATACAGTTCGACACAGGTCGCCAGGGCGATGAATGTACCACCATTTATGGTGAGCAGTGATATGAACAATAGTATGACCTATCAAAACATATTAGATTCTAGGAAAGAGTATGTCTCTTACACTTTGCAACCTTACATTTGTGCAATAGAAGACCGACTATCTATGGATGACATTACCCCACGTGGTCACGTAGTTAAGTTTGCTATCGAAGAATCGTTTTTAAGGGCTGACACAATTAAGCGCTTAGAAGCAATAGAAAAAATGTTAGCACTTGGCTTAATCGATGTTGAAGATGCCAAAGAAATGGAACAAATGACACCTAACGGGAGAGAAACAGAAGATGAAACTTACATTCAGTAGCCATATAGAAGCTGCCGATACCGAGCGCAGAATAATCGCTGGCAAAATTGTGCCATTTGAAGAAGTCGGTAATACCTCAGTCGGTAAAGTGGTCTTTGCTAAAGGCTCAATCGAAATCGGTGATCCAGGCAAGGTAAAAATGCTTATGCAGCACCGCCCAGAAAAACCAATCGGAAGAATGCAGTCAAGCTACAAAGAAGCAGAAGATGGCATTTACGCATCATTTAAAATTAGTAACTCTATGCAAGGGCAAGATGCTTTAATACTTGCAAGTGAGCAATTAATCGATGGCTTGTCAGTAGGCGTAGATGTAAACAAGTCAATTCAGAAAAAAGATTATTTATACGTAACTAGCGCAACTCTACGTGAGGTTAGCCTAGTCGAATCGCCAGCTTTTACAGCTGCGCAAGTAACTAAAGTTGCTGCTAGCGAAAGCGAAGCAGAGACACCAATCGAAACTAAAGAAAGCGAGGCTCCTGTGGAAGAATTAGCAACAGCGCCACAAGAAGCAAAGGCAGAGGCTGCTACTCCTACAGTAGAAGCCGCACGCCCAGTTATTACAGCACCATATATTTCTACAAAAGTGCGCACACCTATTCAATCAATGGGTGGATACACAGAGCACAAAATTAAAGCAGCATTAGGCAACGATGACTCAAAGCTATTCATTGCAGCTGCCGATGATTTTGCTAACAATGGATTAGGATTTAATCCAACACAATATCTAACAGAGTTTGTAACTAATACACGCTTTGGTACACCTGCTATTGATGCTTGCAGCCAGGGAACTTTGCCCCCAACAGGCCTTACGATCAATATCCCTTCACTTGTTACTTCAAGTGGCGGTGGAACTGGTGTAGCACCAACTGTAACTGTAGAAGCCGAAGGCGGCGCAGTGTCAAATACAGATATGGTCAGCCAATATTTGAGCGGAACTGTATCCAAGTACAGTGGTATGAACACGCTCTCCGTTGAGCTTTTAGAAAGATCAGGTTATCCTGGATTCTATGAGGAGTTAACAAATCAGTTATCTCTAGCTTATTTGAAGACAATCGACACAACTGTATTAACAGCGTTACTTGCAGCTGGTATGAATGGAACAAACACAACTGCTGATCTAGATGGTATTGTCGCATTTACAACAGAAGGCGCACGTACTATCTATTCAAATACAGGTTACTTTGCACAGAATTACATCGCTAACCCAGCACAATGGGGTGCGTTGATCGGTGCTCAGGACACTACGAAGAGACCCGTATTTAATGCTTTGCAACCAATGAACGCAGCTGGACAAGTTGGCCCACAATCAATTCGTGGATCTGTACTAGGTCTTGATCTATACGTAGACAAGAACTTTTCAGCAACTACATTTGATGATGATTCTGCTGTAATCCTTGCACCAGAAGCATTTACTGTATATCGCTCACCACAGGCTTACATGTCTGTTAACGTAGTATCAAACCTACAAGTACAGGTGGCAATTTACGGATACATGGCAACAATCGCCAAGATGCCTAACGGAATTATCAAGTACAAGAAGACCTGATAAGACCCATCAACAAATCAGTAATCTCTGGGGTTTAGTAGCCCTAGCCCCAGAGAGCTATTAGCAAAGGAGTAGAGATGCCAGCAACGTTTGTTACGACAGCCGAGTTAAGGGCAAATCTTGGTATTGGTTCTCTTTATTCTGATGCGACAGTGGAAGAATGCTGCCAATCGGCAGAAGACCTTCTTGGCCAATACTTATGGCACAATGATGCGCCAGTAGTAGGCACAGCATTACAAGATAACGTGGCGACACTTATGCTCGCTAATCCCAACGCATTTGTAACAGGACAATCAATAACTGTTACTGCCTGTGGTTCCACATTTAATGGCACTTACACAATTACTGGCACAATACCGCCAAGCACAGGCACTACTAATTTAATTCCAGTATTTATGTATCAATATGGCCAAGCCAATTACCCTAACGGATATTCATTTGTGCAATATGCAAAAACAGCAGCTAATCAGAATTTTCATAAAGTAGTACCTTATGGCAACGCAAGAGGCCCAGAACACAAGACCCAATCTTATGCGAGCACCCCTGCAATACGAGAAGCTGCGATGATAATTGCAGTGGACATCTGGCAAGCAAGAC